CTCGAAGGCACAGCAGCAGGGGTAGGCGCAAGAGCGGCTGGCGATCTTCGCGCACAGGCAGCGCGTGAAGGGGTGGGCTTTGGGGCACAGAGATACGACCAAGACTTGGCACAGGCAGAGCGAGATCGTGCAGCACGATTTGGCGCGGAAGATGTCATGCGTGGCCAATTCATGGAAGATCGCCAAGCGCGTTTCGGCGCAGAGGATGTCATGCGAGATCGCTTCATGGCAGATCAGCAAGCGCGGTTTGGTGCAGAAGACGTTATGCGCGGTCAGTTTATGGAAGATCGCTCTGGTCGCTTCTCAGCAGAAGATATGCGCAGAGAGCAAGCAGAGGCAGATCGCGCTGCAAGATTCGGCGCAGAAGACATCATGTATGGTCGCTATGGCGATGAACGTGCGGCACGTTTTGGAGCAGAAGAGGCAAGACGCCAAGGTTTCGAGACAGACGAAGCAGCTCGTATCGCTCAGATGAACGCCTACCAAAACATGGGTGGCTTGGTCATGGATCTGCAAAACCGTGCAGCGGCTGGGCTTATCTCTGCTGGCGAGGCGCAGCGCATCTTGGATCAACGTGCGCTCGACTTGGCATACGCAGATTACATGGATCAGAGAATGTACCCACAAGAGATGGTCAACTTCGCACTTGGTGCATTGTCTGGTACACCATACAGCACAAGAAGCCGTAGCTATGAGCTAGGGTCCAGCTATCAGGCAAACCCATCAGTTTACGCGCAGCTTCTCAGCGGTCTGGGCGCAGGGTACAGCGCCTATAAGATGGCAAACGATTAAGGGGTAGGTCATGGTAGCAAAAACACGCCTTGGAGCCACAGGAAGCAGCGTAAATGACATGGGTAACATGGGTGCTTTGACTCCCATTTTAGGTCAGTTGGCTGGCGGCACAAAGCGTGGCCAGATGGCTATCGACTTTGCCCAACAGCTTTACCCTGAAGTTGAGAAGCCTGACCCTTATGAGGCGGCGTTGCAATACTTCCTTGAGATGGGGCGTCAGGCGTCACAGCCGGGTGCTACTGTATTAGGATCTGCTGTGGGAGCGATGCAAGCACCAGCCGATTACCTAGCTGCCAAGAAAAAAGAGAAGAAAGAGACAGATCGTGCGCGGATGCAGACTGCGTTGTCTCTTGCGCCAAGTCTGAAGCCACCAACGGTTACAAAGGCTGGATACATTAACGTCATGGTTGACGGTGTGCCGCAAGTCATGACGCCATCAGAAATACAAGCGGAGAAAGCTGCTGGTAAAGTTGTGGCTCCTTATGAAAAGCCAAGCACAAGCACAACTACATTCAAAGAACGCAAATTCTTTAAAACTGGTTTTGATCCTGTTGTCGTTAAAAACGAAGCTGATGCTAAACAATTTGAAAGCCAAGGTTGGGCCACTGTACCACCTGAAGATTGGACTGACAGTAAGGGTGGAACAGACGAAGATGCAGCAAATGTTCAATCAAGTAAAATACTTGATGGCGGTGTAATTGTTTATGCATTTAACGACGGCACACGCAAAGTTGTGGATGGCCTTGGTAACGAAGTAACTGGTGAAGAAGCGCAGAAAGCCATTACAGAAGCTGAAGAGCGTGGCATTCAGCTTCAGGGTGAGCGATCAGGTGCAAGACGTGCTGGCACTGTTGGCGTTGACACCGCACTTGCTGCGTTTGAAAGAGTTGGTGAAATTAGAACAAACATTGCCAACCTAGAAGAAGCGAAAAGACTTCTCTTGCCAGAAGATCAAGGTGGCGGTGGTGCAAACTCTGGTCAGCTTGCTGATCTATTGCCCAACTGGAAAGCTTCAACAATCGCTCTTGAAAACGTCAAGAACCGTCTTGGTCTAGATGTTGTAGGATCTGTTACTTTCGGCGCTCTAAGCGAAAGCGAATTGAACATGGCGCTCAACACAGCGCTGCCAACAAACTTGCCAGAAGCTGATTTGATCAAATGGCTAGATGATAAGATCAAAGCACAGAACAAGCTTATGGCCTATCTAAACGATCAGGCAATCTTCTTATCTGATGGCGATAAGACAGTTGGTGACTGGTTGCGTCACGTCAGAGATAAGCAAGAAGAGCTAAAACGCATCGAAGCAGAGCGTAAAGCGTCTGGAACAAACTTTGATTTCAGCACAATGGATAGAGCGGCGTTGCAAGATGTTGATCTAGATTCATTGGACAGCAATCAACTTGATGCATACTTAAAGCGGCTAGAAGAGTTGGGTTTGTAAAATGGCAACGGCTGAAGAAAAACTAAGAGAAGCAAAACTAAAGCAAGCAAAGCTGAAACAGCAACTTTTAGCTGCTGAATCTCAAGCTGTTGACCCAATGCTTCCAAGTGTTGATGACTCAGAGCTGCCAGAACAGGAAAAAAAGCCGACAGACTTCCGCACAGAATACTCACAGCCGGGCCTAGAGTTAGCAAAGCAAGCCAGTGGTGGTTTGAACCCATATACTGGTGAAGGCGTTACAGACCTTCCTGAAGAGATGCCACTGGGCTATGGCGACATCCAAGTAAAGTTCCCCAAGGCATTCAGAGATGCTGTTGAGTTCATTGGCGATGGCATGGCTACAGCGGCTGGCTATGGCATGGCTGGATATGGCTATCTGGTGGGTGGCGCTGCTGACATTCTCACACGCGCTGGCGTCGATGAAGGCACAGCAGATCGATTTGCAAGAGACATGATGGCAATGCCAGACGCATTTGCTGGATCTCCAACCTCTGTCATGCGTCCACGCAGTGTTCGCAATCCTAGCGTCAGTGGCATTCAAGAGGCAGAAGTGGCAAGACGCTTTACTCCAGATGAGCTTGCTGCACTGCGCGAAACAGAATTTCAGATCGATGCGACGCCAAAGCCACCTTCAGTATCTAGCATGACACCAGAGCGTCTGGGAGAGCTTATAAGGATTGCTTCGTCTGGTGGACGTGGATCACAAGAAGCGGCAGAAGCAATCGCACAGGCGGCTCGTATCAATCCACAGGCGGCAGCAGCAGCACGTCGTCTTGGCATCGATGTCCCAGCAGATGTATTGAGCGATGACACGCAGCTAAAAGGTGCGGCTGGTCTATCTCGTTCTCTTGCTGGAAGCGAAGCAGAAGCAACATTTAGAGATACAGTTGTTTTAGCCTCACAACGCGCAGATGAAATCATGCGAGAGTTGGATGCCAATCCAGATATTTCGTCAATTGCAGATCGCGTAAAAACTGACGTGTTGAACACCAGAGGTGAACTCGAAAGATCTGCGTCTGAGATGTACAAGCAAGTTGATCAGCTTGTCCCTGCAAGCTCAGTGGTCGAGCCACGCAACAGCGTCATGCTGATTAATCAGATCCTCGAAGAAGTTGGTGGGGTAGGCGCGTTGACAGGCAAAGAAAAAGCCTTGTTTAACAAACTCACAGATGCAAACACACCTTTGACATTCGCAGCATTGAAGAAGTTCAGAAACAGCATTGGCCGCGCGATCAACAAAGGCGAAGGCGAATATGCTGATATGGACACAGGCACAGCAAAGCGGATCTATGCCGCGCTGACTGATGACTATCTGGACACAGCCCAGTCAGTTGGCGGTGATCAAGCGCGTTCCACATTGCGTCTGGCCAATCAAACAACAGCGAAACAAAAAGCGTTGGAAAAGCGCCTAGTTTCTTTCTTCGGCAAAGACGGCGAAGGCAGTATCGCACCAAAGCTTTTGACAGCAATCAACAGCGGCAAGAAAGGCGACATCGCAAACCTAAACCGCACCTTGAAGATCATTCCTCAAGAGCTTCAGCGTGAAGCAGTCGCGACAGCTATTGGATCTCTGACATCCTCGACAGCCGTTGGATTTGATGGCCCATTTGATTTTGCAAAGTTTGCTCAGTTCTATGATGGCCTGAAGAAAAACGGAGCAGTCTACAGTCGTGTCATGAAGATCCTTGGGCCTGAAACAGCCCAGACATTTGCGGATCTGAATGAAATGTCTAAGCGCATCACACAGGCGCGTGGCGCTGTGCTTTCAACAGGCAAATCAAATCAGGCTCTCGTTCAGGCAATGACTGCCGATGGTTTGATCAAGTCTATTCTCAATACCACAATGGGCAATCGCATTGTTCGAGGTGTCGCTGGTCAAGCTGCTGGTGGCCCTGCTGGTGGTGCGGCAGCAGATGCAGTTGGCGAAATATTATTGCGCAAAACAGACAAGCAGAAAATTCAAGCTGCTGGTGATTTCTTGAACAGTCCAGCGTTCAAAAGCTTGGCAATGGATGCTTCACAGCCCAACATGGATAAGGTGATGAAGTCTCCAGCATACAAGCGCTTTGCCAATGCAGTGGGAATCACAGACCCTCGCAACTGGTTGCAGACTGCGTTGTTGGTCAGTGCAGATGAAGGTGTTATTCAGCCCCCAGTGGAACCACCAGTAGAAGCGCCAGCACAAGAAGAAACAAGTTCAGCGTCGTTGCAAAGCATCCTTGGATCTCTCAACCCAGACGCAGCACAGAAGGTTCTAAACGCCACGCGCTAGTTCATGATCACGTCTTGCATCTCATGCCAGTCGTAATACTTCATGTTGCCGCGCTTGTGGTATGCCGCAAGCTCGACAAAGTCTTTTGGACTGGGTCGATCAAATAGCGTGTTTAGCACAGCCTCTGCCCCCCAGAACAGGCAGTTCAGTTCGCGACCAACACGGACCATCACCCAAGCGTTGCCCCCACTCTTGATGTAGTCTGACATCCAGTTGACATGCTCTCGCTTCAGCCCAGTGGACACGCGCTTGCCCATTTCATCGATATGCAAAAGCAGCATCCAACCAGTTGGATACTTGCCTTCGCCAATGTAGTGGACGTTGGGCATCCCATGCTTGCCGTCCACCTTGTACACTGTCATGTCCATGTTATCGCGCAATGCGATGCGTAGGTTTTCTACTGACATCAGTATGCCTCACCATCTAATGTAACTTTGCTAGGGCGTTGGATGATGGTCTGCTTGACGCCACCGCGAACAGCATGGTCTTTGACTGTTGCCGTGCAAGCAACCTCAGTACCTTTGCCCCAGTTTTGTGTGCCTTTGTAGATGACGACGTTGCCATCAGCGTCACGGCAGATGTTGATGTACGAGAAACCGTACATGCCTTCAAGCTCAACAACGTGCTTGACTGTGACTTTGAATCCACCGCGTAAACCAATCTTACCAATCCAAGAAGACTTGGCATCTTGAGCAGCCCACTCAGCAGCTTGTGCTTTGCGTTGGTCTAGGATCTCGACCATCTTGTTGCGCATGTTGTCAGTTGGCTTGCCAAAGTTTTGGATGCCGTATTGAACCGCGCTGAAGAAACCAGCATCTTGCTCTGCTGGGTAACCCTCTAAGAAGTCGATGATCTCTTGTGCGCGATCATCTTCTGCAACCCAGTTGCGACGTTTGGTGGTCGCAGCATTGGCCATCTTACGAGCCTCAATAGCTGGGTGGTACTTATGCTCATGTTCGTGTGTTGGATTGTATGCCATGTCTTTCTTCCTTTCTCTTACATAATACATATAAGAACCCTCGCATTATATACAAGGGTTCAGAGAAAAGTTTTTATATTTTGTTTAAAAGCAGCGCGTTACGCTGCTTGTTCTTTTTGGTGCTTCTCGATTTCTTCGAGCTTCCAGAACACCTCTTGCCAGTCGTATGAGCAGTGGCCGTCGATGATGCCGTTGTCAGAGTAGTCGAAGTCACCGTCATACTGAATCCAGTATTGATAGCAGCGCGAGCCATCGAACTCATAGAAGCGTTCGATCTCAATGGTGATGCCCAGCTTCTTAGCGAGGCTCTGAGCCTTGGAACGATAGTTGCGGTTAGCATCAACGCTCTTGGCTTTCTTGGCCTCTGGTGGCGTTGTGATGGCCCCAGTGGAGTGAAGCTCGTAGACGTTTGCCACACGCGCTCTGCGCTTGACGCGCTTGTCACGGACAGACGTTGGACTGCCAAGAATGCCACAGACGATGCGACGACCTTGGACCAACTGCCAGTGATGCCCAGCGACGATCAGGAACACGCGATTAGCAGTGCGCTCTTTGACTGTGGCCTTCAGCCAAGCAGCCAGTGTCGGACCAGTGGAGCGGCTCAGTTTCATGCCGAATGACTGATACTCGCTCTTGATGCCACACATCGCCAGTGCGTCTGTGACTTCGCGAACTGAAGATCCTCTGATGGCCTTGCGGCCACCAACGTGACGGATCAATCGTGCTGCCTCACCAGTGGCCATCCCAGTGATGGCGCTGATGACTGCTGGACCACAGTAGCGGTTGGTGTCACCGCGCTGGTGGTTGACTGATTTGATGGTTAGGTTTTTCATGCTTTCTTCCTTTCTTATTGTGCTTGATATTCGTTGAACATTTGATCGATGTAATCGCTGGATGGCTCCCAACCTTGCTCATCGCTGTCCAACCAGATGTCACTATCGACAAAGTTCCAGTTGATGCTGCCATCCTCGTTGATGTTCTCTGGGTTGGCAATTGCTTTGGCAAACGCTGCTTTGTGCTGTTCGATGTATAGTGTCATTCTTTCTACCTTTCTTAAAACTCTTTCCCTTACACAATAGATATGGGGATGCCCCCTACATTTTACAAGGGGCAAAAGAAAACTTTTTTTATTTTGTTTGTTTTTAATTACTTAGAAGGGTGGTTCTTCGTCTGGTTTTTCTGGTTTCCAGACCAAATCCACCCCATGCATCGCCAGTATGTATTCGAGCAGCGTATTACCCCACATGATAAAACAACAAGTATTCGCCAAGCTGATACTCGTTCTCCTTGGACAAGATTTCTTTCTGAAGGCGCTTAGACAGTGGATTGCCTTTGGTGCGCTTCTCCTCGCTGTAGAAGTCGCCCACGTCGAAGGTGGCCTCTTCCCATGCTGGCTCGTCTGAGCCGTGGCTGTTAGACCCACCCTTCGCATAATCGTAGTCGATGCGGATCTCGAACTCGCATCCGCGATGCTCTAGTGTAAGTGTTTGGCTGTGACTTCTCATATCTTTCTTCCTTTCTCTGATGGGTGGGGGCCGAAGCCCCTTGTTGTTTACGCTTTTTCTAAATCGTAGATGTATAGTGTTTGGTTTGATCGCGGCACACGTTTTGGATCGTTTGTGTGAATTGCAATTTGCGTTTGGACAAACACGCGGTCATCTGGGTGGAACCCTGCTGGATTGATCAATTCTTCATTGGTAACAACATAACGTGTTTCCACTTTCATAAGTTGTTGACCCATAGTTTTTTTGAACTCAGTCAATTCGCCTTCCAAACGAACAGGTTCAGTGTCCAATGCTTTGAAGCGTTCGATGTCATCTTTTGAAAGATTGGAAAGGTCGTCCATCATGTTCTTCCATGTTTCCCAATCAGCGCGTGATTGTTCAATGCGGCCTTCTGGATATTCTGCAAAGATTGCTTCGATTTCGTTGATGCGTTCAGCGATGTGTTTTTTACATACGTTCATTTTCTTTCTTCCTTTCTTATTAACCTTTTGAGATTGCTTCGATTGCAGCTTTTGCGCTGTTGTAACGAACTGGCTGATCACCAAACAAAAGTGGGAATGTCAAATACCATTCGTTTGATGCGCCACCTGAAGCTTGGCCACCTACTAATGTAAAGCCATAACGCTCACCACACCAGCTAGTGTAGCCCATCCACACACCAGCGCGTTCTTGATGGATGTGGTCAATTGCACCATAGTCAGCTAGGCGATTGTTTACATAAACTGCTTTTTCTTTTTGTACGATCTTGGTCATTTTCTTTCTACCTTTCTTAAAGTTTCTTCCCTTACACAATACATATGGGAACCCCAAAAGAATTTACAAGGGCAGAAAGAAAACTTTTTTTATATCGTGCAAAAACAGATAGTTACGCCTTGTATCCGTTTTGTCGAAGCTTCTTCTGGTAGTCGGTCAGCTCCATGTCAGCAGCGAATATTTCTTGGTCAATGCGAGGTCGCGGATTTAAACCGCGCTTTTCATCCTGAAGGTTTCGCACCTGTTGCTTCAGCCACTTGACGTGGGTTTTCTGAAACATCGTAAGCTCTTTCTGGTTATGAGTTTTGTTCTCCATTGTTGGGCCTCAATTTTGGTTTGATTGATTTAGACAGTGATTCAGTTTTATGGCATCCCATTGCTGTATCTTCGTAGTGATCATAGATGACCTCATACAATCCTGATCGAAGCGCCTGTTCGCAATGCTTGCTTGTTTCAAACCACACGACGGACTCGTAGCCCATTCCCTGTATCGCGTAGCTAATTATTAGTGCCGTCCAGACTTCCATTTTCTCCCTTTCTTGTTTCTTGCCAACGGACATGCTCCGCAAGCTCTGCCACCAGATGTGCGAAGTGTGTGGTCGGGATCTTCGCTATCCGTTGGCCGTTCTCGTAAATGTGTAAGCCGTCATCCCTGACGCTCCAGTGGTATGGCCATTCCATTCTGCTCTCCTCAAATTAACAGCGGTTGTAACGATGGGATATAATCCACATCATAATTCTCATTCTCAGTTTTGGGATAGTCTAAAACTTTGTAGTTTAGTTTCTGCCTTCTCAGCTTGCGCTCTGCCTTGCTGCCAGTGAAGTAGATGTACCGATGCTTGCGTGGCCGCTCGACATACTCCCTGACCTCGCCTTCCTTCTTGGGCTTCCAGTCTGTCCGACTGTGCAAGCCAGTGTCCGTCTTCAGGTTGGTGCGCTTCTCAGATAGGCCAGTGTAGATGAAGTTGGTCGCCTGATATACATAACCACAGTGGCCGCTATTTTTGTCAGCGTAGGACACAACGATGCTGGGCTTGGGCAGCATCTTTAGTGCGCGTGACACAAAGAACGACGCTAGGTTTTTCTCGTTCTTCACCAAGAACAGCCTGTTCAGTTCCAAGACTTCATCCTTGAACTCTTTGCCACAGACCCCAATGCACAGGTTCAGGCTTGGCGGTGTGCTGAATGTGCATACCCCAACCAAATCATTCCCATTGTACAGGCCAAAGGCATACATGATGCTGGGCAGTCGTTTCAGATAATGAGACTGTTCGATCAAGTCGAAGCAAAACTCTTTCTGGATTTTGATCACTCTGAAGTTTTCCAATTTTCTTTCCAATGGCCCCCCAGCTCCATGATCTGGCGTGACGCATCTGTCGCACCCTTACCCACGATCACCTTGTATCCCTCGTTCTCTAGGTATTCGATGATCTTCTTTTGATCGGGGGAAAGTCGCCCAGCTTTGCTGCGTTTCATCTCAACCCAGACATCCCACGCTGGGATAAACAAATCAGGGATGCCAGCAACAACGCCTTCAGCCTTCAGCTTTCGACCAGCTCCCACGGATCTCTTGCCCCCATTCGGAATGGCAAAGATCAAAACCTTGGGATACTTCGCACGAAACCAATTAACAAAGCCAACCTGTTCGTCATGCTCAGATGGTTGCGTTTTTGTAATCAAGTAGGTCGATGACGTTGTCCTCTTCCTCTTCGGGTTCCTCATAATCATACCTCACAATTCTGTCGAACTTACCGTCTGGTTTTACCTGTATGCGTGTGGGCGTATGCCAAAACTGGCACTCTTCCATCGCCTCATCTGTTGTGTTGGCCGTCGCGCCAAGATGAACCTTGCGCTGCATGTACTTCGTCGTGGCGTACCCACCATGCTCTGGACACAGCCACTCTGACACAGTCTTGAAAAACCCATAGCTGTAATCCACGCGGATGCTGTCGGGCTTGCCAGCCTTGCGCCAGCGGCGATAGGTGACATCCGTAACCTTAAACCACTCTGGCATCTGCGCCTGTGTCGAGATCATCGCGCCATCGTAACTTTCGCTTGAGTGGTTCAGTGTGGGTGGTGGGAACTCATGCCCACAGGATGGACACAGCGACACAGCAATCGCCAGATACGTCTGGCAGCTTGGGCATTGCTTAACTGGTGCTTCATCGTCACCACCCCCACCGCTCTTCGATGGCTTCACTTGATCGATAAATCCGTGGCGCTCGACGTTCTGGCCGTAGTCCAAAACCAGACAGTTTTCCTTACCTTCGAACAGACGTGTCCCACGGCCAATGATCTGGACGTAGAGGCCAGTGGATGCTGTCGCTCGAACCAAACCAATCAGATCCACGTTAGGCGCATCAAAACCTGTCGTCAGCACGTTGACGTTGATCAGGCAACGTGTGTCACCGTTCTTAAATCTTTCGATCTTTGCTGCGCGATCCTTCTGTTTGTCTTCACCAGTCAACACTTCAGAATAAACCAAATTATCGAAGAACGCATCTTGCAGCATATGCGCATGGTTAACGCCACTGGCAAAAATCAACCAGCTTTTGCGGTCGGCTCCAAGCCTAACAATTTCTTCAACAGTCTTGCGCACCAACTCAGGATCAGATGCAGCAACAGCCAAATCGCTCTCGACAAACTCACCACCTCGCTTCTTCACGTTGGTCAGGTCGATCTGCTGCAAGCCACCCTTACTGATGACAGGCGACAGATACCCCTGATCCATCAGCATCGTAACAGGAATGTCGTAGGCAATGCCATCAAAGATCGCACCCTTACCCTTGTGCAAATACCCTGACCCCAATCGATAGGGCGTAGCTGTCAGGCCAACAATCTTAACGTCTGGGTTGCACTGCTTCAGGTCATCGATAAACCTACCATAGCGTGTGGTCGTGCTAGGTGGCAGCATGTGTGCCTCGTCGATGATCACCAAGTCTGGCGCTGGAACCATGTCGTATGCACGTCTGTATATACTCTGGATGCCAGCAAATGTAATTGGCTTGGTTAAATCCTTTTGTTTTAAAGACGCACTGTAGAAGCCAACTTCAGCTTCTGGGTACAGCTTCTGTAAACCTGACGCCCCTTGCTCCAGTAGCTCCTTAACATGCGCTAGAACCAGCACCCTAGTGTTGGGAAAGCTCATGGCATCCTTTATCATCTGCGCAATGATAGCTGTCTTACCAGCCCCAGTCGGCGCGACGATCAGTGGGTTGTCACCCATCTTGTTTGCCCAGTAGCTGTACAATCCATCGATTGCATCTTTCTGGTAATCTCTCAGTTCAAAGGTCATTTTGATTTATGCTCCTTCATTATCTTTTGCAGAAACTCTTCAGTCTGCATTGCTGCCTCAAACTCTGGGCCAAAAGACTGATGCAAAAAATACTCTGCAATGTTCGCAGTGGTCAGCCGACTAATCGACCCCCACTCTTCAAGTAGGTCGCGTGACCCAACGACGTTGAATATGATCCAAGCAGTTTCAGCCTTGGTGATTTCATCAGGCAGTCTGTCGATAAACTGTTCCAAGGCATCTCGAAGTAACTCTTCACGCATCCCCATCTTGCATCCTCATCTTAAATATTTCGTGGCTGTTTCCATTGTTGCGGAAAATCTCACCACTATCCAAGTCCGTATATTCAACCCAGTCATCTGCTGCGTCGGTCATCTCAATGTCCTTGGGCATCATCATTGGGATGTACAAATGCTCTTCGCACGGCTCCATCTTGTGGCCCCTCGCGCAGCTCCACGTCCCATCTTGCTCTGGCGTTGAATGGCAGCACGTCCGACAGTTAACCTCTGGGATCTTGCACCCCTGACACACAGCGAAGTATGGGCAAAACTTGCAGCGCCAATCGCTTGCATCCTCAGTCAATCTGCTTGGCGGCTGCTGCGCAAACACAATCCGCTCCGCGCGATCAATCAAAGCTTCAGCCTCGCGCTTATTCAGCTTGATCCGCTCACCATACATTTCGTCCGTGTTCTTATTCACAGCAAAGAAGAAGCAGCGGTCCAAACCAGACAGCAGCATACCAACCTGACACTGCGCCCAGTAGATCGGCTTGGTCTTTTCGACCCCCATGTTCTTGGTGGCCTTGAAGTTTTTGTCGTTCATGGTTTTGAACTCAAGCGTATGTGGCTTGCTGCTCTCAGCGAAACCCTCACCCACCCCATCAAGGGACAGTGCAAAGTGACCACCGCAAGCCTCGAACCTAACCTGTTTGCCTGTCTCTGGATCTCTCTCCCAGACCGTCACACCTACCGCGCGTAGGTTGGAGACAATGCGATCTTCCTCGCGGTCACCAGTCTCGAACAGGCGAAGCAAGCGGCCATCAAAGTTGGGCGACCATGCGTGGCGAAACTGATACCACAATGCACGGTCACACTCGTTGCCAATCTGAGATCCACCAAGGTGTGGGCGATGCTCATTCTTGCGCTTGTCTTTGTAATGCTGGTAGATCGCCTCAATTGTCTTTGGGGTCATGTACTGCTCAAGTTTCATTAGATAACTCCAAGTAAGGCCAAGACGATGACGACACCTGTGTGAACTGCGATATACTCAATCATCCTTCTTGAACTCCTTGTAGCCATACTTCACAGCGACCCTATCAAAAATTTCCATCACCTCTTCCGATGGCTTTTCAAAATCCTTGGGCGTCTTTTTGTAGTCGAAGTATTTCTTCAAGCTCATTTTCTGCACTGTCATATCTTTCTCCTTCTGTTCATAAAATGGGGCGACACGCGCCCCATCACAGACCAGAAGTCAGCGCTTCCAAGGTGGCGTTGCTGCTCCGTTCACAGACGCTGTGGCAGCGGCTGCTGGTGCTGCTACCTGTGCATCACAGGCTGCGTACCCCTTGATGTCGTTTGACGCATCGTACTGGCCATCCGCTGGGCGTACCGCGACTTTAACCATCAGTGGCTTGTCGCACAGCTCGTAGCTGTCGCGTGGGTTAGGCACGTTCACCGCGCGGCAAATGCTCGACAGTGTACGCTGCGCAATCTCAACGGCAGTCTGGTTTGGGTTCTTCAGGTTCAGACGATCAAACGCCTTGCGACCCTGATACTGGCCTTCGATCACATCCAACTGAAGCTGAAGGTAAGATCCAGTCCCAGCCTTGGTCGGCTTCTCTTCAGTCTCAGAAATCACACATTTGTACCACCCAGCAGGGAGCGGCTCCATTGATGTCTGTGGCTCTACTTCCAGTGCGTTAAATCCATTCAAGTCCATGTTAATCTCCTTTACTTAGCTACAAAGTTTGCGAATGGGTTGCCGCCTTCAAACGTGAAAGGCAGCGGCTCGTCGATGTTGAAACGATTTTTGGTGACGCTTGACGCCTGTGGAAAGCACAGGATCTCGCGCTCCCCAGTTGAGATGGCGCGTTTCTTGTCGCCCTCTCCTTTGACAAATGTCTTCAGTCGGATCAGCCCAACCAAGTCCACGTTGTCCGTGTAATGCGGAATGCTACGCTTGTGCATCCGCACAGTGTACCGCGCATATGGGTCCATGTCTGGCAGATCCATTGTCTCTGTATCTGCGTGGCCAATGAACACCACATTCATGCCAGTCTCGTAGGCCAGTGACCCAGCCCACTCACGCACCTGACGGTGACGTTCAGCGGCTGTGGCATACCCTGCACCATATCCACCCCCAGCTTGGTTGATGGACTTCGCCTTTGGATCTGCCGCGACGATCTCACTTTCGATCATCGTAGCCAACTGCGTGATGCTGTCGATCACAACAGTCTTGAACTCATGCTCTTGCGTGGCCAATGCCTCAATCGCATCCAGAACATCCTGACTGCTTGTCGCAAGATCAAACAGGCTCACATCCTCGTTACCCTGCAAGCTTGCTGTCCCATCCTCAGTCCG